TTCGTATTCCCAGCCGTCTGGGATGGCGCGCCGGTCGATGAAGAAATCATCGGTGCCCTCGTCCAGGCCTCCCAAGTGTTTGCGTAGTTCGATGGCGCGCTGGCGCGCGCGCTCACGCGGATCATCGGGATCGCGGGTGGTTGTGTTGCCATCGCCTTGCGGCAATGGAGCGTGCGGAACTTTGCGCCGCGGGAATTCAGGGGCGCCTTCGTTTGGATCGGTAGCCATCAGTTCAACCTCCCCTCTTTCTTGAGGGCAATTTTGTTGCGCGCGTATTCCTCGACGGTCTGGCCCGTGCGCTCGGCCATTTCGACCTCCTCCGCACTCAGCGTCACCTGATTCGGGCGCTGACCCGAGCCGTTGCCCGCTCGAGTGACCGGTGCACCAGCGGGGGGCGCCTTCTTGATGATGGGTTTGGCGGCATCTTTCATGGGATCGCCGTCACCCTCGACCTTCGGTTCTGGCGCCACCCTCTGCAGATCCAGCGTCTTCTCGATGGAATCGAAGTATGAATCGGTATCCGCGGTTAGGCCCTTGGCCAGAGCAAGTTCGTGCGCGGCGATCATCAGGCGATTCTTCTGGGCATCGCGCACGTACTCAGGGTGGTTACGCACCCAGGCGCGGCTGCGCGGATATTCGCCGGGGATGCGATTGACATAGTCATCGACGGGATCCACGGCGGCGCGCGGCTGCGGCTTTGGCGCTGCTTCGAGCGCTGTCTTGCCCTGTTCCAATTGCAGTTTGCGCGCTGCATTGGTCGACATCTGCTCCTGAATATCAGCCGCTTTGTCGAAGTCCTGGGCGGCCAGTGCGGCCGAATATTCGGCTTTCAAAGTCTTGGAGGCCTGGGCGACCGTCTCAAGAGCATTCTTGATCAGATCGAGCTGCGTGCCCTGGACTTCGCCGCGCGCGCGCGCTTCGCTCTCGGCCGCTTCTTGGGCGCGCCGGTCGGCGGCGATACGCAGAGCAGTTTCGTTTTCGAGCTGCTTTTTGAGTTTCTCCAGGCCCTCTTCGGTCTTGGAGTCCGTATCTGCCTTGGCCGCACCGTCGGTTCGCACGACCTCCACGGGGTCTTTTTTGGATTCTTCTTTGCCACCGGCAACCTTTTTTTTCGCATCGACCTCATCGAGATCGATCTGAATTTCGTCGTGGGTCGTAGACATAGTTTCACCACACCATGCCGGGATACGGCACTTTCATGCGAATTGCGTCATCGAAGACGAGTCGGCATTTGACGAATGCGCTGTAATCGAATGCACCATCTCCTTGAGCATTGATTTCCAACGGCCAGGTGTCGCTGGTACGCACCACGACCCAATCGTGCAAATTGATCTCAACCCCATAGGTCACGCCGGTTTTTTCATTGGTGCGTACGAAGCGGCATGCAGCGCCGATCTTCACGACGAGACCGGTTTTCCCCTGGTATTGATCTTCTTTGAGATTCTGATCCGGCAGGTAGAATCCCGACGCGGTGCGCTTCGGCCTCATGTACGTCGCCAATAGGACTTCGTTCTGCGCGATCTCGACGCCTGACAAGTCGCCTAGTCGTTTGAGCAGATCCTCTTTGGGATCGGCGAACATGTCTTCCGGCTTCACAGCAACATTCATTTAAGACCTCTTGGCTAACAGGGTGTTGACTTCGTCACAGTAAGAATCGCGCACGCGCTTCAGGGCCAGGATCTGGCCTCGCACATGGCTATAGGCGGCAAAATCTGTCACGGCGACTCCTACCTCCAGGATGTCCTTGAGGCGTTCGACATCGGCGTCGATGAGCTTTTTGAGTTCGGCTTCAAACTGAGTATTGAGGGTCTGCACAAACTCACAGCCAGAGCAATTCGCGGACGTCGAATACCATCGCGTACTCAGGCATCGCATCCATGCGTACGATGCGCTGGCCAGCTTTCGATAGCCCGATCACGATTCCCGTCATGTGACGGAAGCCGCTGAAATCGGAGGACACCGTGACGCGATTACTCATGGACCGTAGGCGCGCAGTTTTTCCAAGCGCCCCTGCCCTCCACCCCCACCGGCATCGATCGGGTAGTTCGTGCGGCCACCATGCTTACGCGGTTTCGCCGCCTGAGACATCGGCGGCTTCGCGGCGGCGCCGTGAATCGGTGGGCCACCGTAGGCGTTTTTCTTCGCGAGACGTGCAAGACCGCCAGCACCGCCAGTCTTGGTCGGATACGCACGGCCACCGTGTGCGCGCATCATAGGTGGACCCATGGGAGGCGGTGCGCCACCCGGAGGCATCGCAGGCGGTGTTGGCGGTGTACCCTGATGCAGACCCAGAGGTCCGCCCGGCGGGGCACCTGGAGGCGGCATCGGCATCGGTGGACGTGCCGCAGCGCCACCACCCGAGGGTGCAATGATGATATTGACCGTGGTGCCCTTCTTGGTGCGGCCTCCGCCAGCGCGTGCGATGCGACCGCCTTCGGGCCGCGAGCCGCCGTACGAGACGCCGCCACCGGCTGCCTTGCCAACCGCGCCGCCACTGCACTTCGAACACTTGCACGACTCGCCATGCTCCGCGCGTCCGCCATCCTTGCGCATGCCGCGCAGTTCGGGGCGCATACCCGGCATGGGACGCGACATCGGCGCGCCACCCGCAACGCCGCCAGCGGGCATGCCGTTGCCCATGCGTGGCTGCAACTCGGGGCGTCCCATCATGGGACCGCCCATCATTTTTCCCGTGCGACCACCGGCCGCGCGAGCCACGGGCGTGAACGCCTGCGGCAGTGCCATCGCAGTCATATTGCCGCCGGTCGCTTTGTGGGCGCGGCCGCCCTTCTTCATACCGCCAAGATGCTTCGGCCCCTCGCGGGATTCGTTAGCCTCCTTCATATCGCGATTCTGGTATTCATTGGCGGTCATGCCACCAGAAGCGCGGGGTTTGCGGCCCGCGTGTTCGAAGCGTCCGCCGTGAACTTTTCCGCCAGCGCGAAACTGCCGACGACTGACGGGGCGCGGACCGGTTTGCAGGCCGGGCGCCATGCCTTGTTCGCCCAGTGGCTCGCGCCATCCGGAGGCGTCGACGTCGCCTTTTGGCGTGCGCGTGAGACGCTCGACCTTCTCGCGAGCCTTTGCTCGAGCGGTGATCGCCAGTTCACTCATGGGCTAACTCCTTGACGGGTGGCCAGAATCTACTCCAATTTGATGAAAGTGACACCATCTTCCAGCAGAAGATAGCCGCCAGTCTCGAGGATCAGGAAGTGTCTGCGCCGGCGCAACCGCTTGGCCCAGGAGATAAACGCCTTCATTTCTTGATGCCTTTATCGATCTGATCCAGCACCTGGATGGCCTTGTCACCGGCGTTCGAGGCCTTCGGCGCGGGTTTGGTCTTCGTTGAGCCGTCGACTCCCTTGCTGGTCTGCGGCTGCTCGACGAACTCCTTGGCTAGGCCAATCATGGCGTCTCGCTCCTTGGCCTCGCGATCCTGATCGCGGTTCTGGTTCTCCATCTCGGCTTCCTTCTCCTTGATGGCGACCTCACGCTCGCGCGTGTTCGCGTCCTTGACTTTGGATATGGCCGTCGCGGCATCCAGGCTCGACTCGGTCTCCTCCGGCGGTGCGGCGGCAACGCCCTGGCCTTTCGGGTTGTAGTGGCCGACGGCAATCTTCGCCTGTACCTCGGCAGCCTTGGCCTGGGCCTCGGCGGCGCGGGCATCGGCTTCCTTGGTTTTCGCGTCGGCCGCCTTTGCTTCGTTCTGCATTTGCTGCTGCATCTGCTCCAACTGCGGTGGCGGCGCCGCGCGCGCGGACTTCGGCACCCAGAATTGCTCGGGGTTGCTCCATCCCATAGCGCTCAGCGCGGCGCCATCGCAAGCCACGGGATCGTAGAGCTGCGGAGTCGCCTGCTGGAGTTGCTTCATGCCCATGATTTTCATGGCGCGCTGGCCCATGCTGGCCGTGTTCGGGTCGGCCTGCGGCACGAGCTCGTGATTGTTGGCGGCCTCCATGAAGCGCGCGGCGTCCCACGGCGTCTTCGTTTTGCACTTGCGGCCGAATGAATCGGGGTGCTCTTTGAAGACGTTGACGACCATTTGGTACTCTTCGGCGGCCGAGGTACACATGCGTTTATGCACGCTGTTCATGATCTTGACCGCCTGGTCGATGAGCGCCAGCGTCGTGCCCACGGGCGCCTCAGCGCGGCCCTCGCCCACTTGGAGCTCGCTGGTGCCGCCGACACGCTGGCCAGTCTCCACCATATTGCTGACGAGGTCCATGAGGGCTGGCTGGCCAGACGTGTTATACGGCAGCGGCATGACCGCCTGATTGATCGGCAGGCCTTGCGTGTCGATCTGCGCACTGCCGCCGGGCGGCACGCGGAAAATGTTGGTGTTCTGCCGTGTCCCGGACTTCGCCATCAGGAATCCGGGGAAGTTTGCGTACATGCCGTTGTCGAGCATCTCGCGCCAGGCCGCGGTCACGGCATTGGTCGTATTGCCCAAAATATGCAGCAAACCGATGTCGTAGAAGCCAAAACCGGGCACAAACGTGTATTTGACATAATTACGGCGAGCCGTCGGCAGGTCCTGGTCGTCCTCGTTATAGTTGCGCGTGACCGCGAGTGCCTGACGCGAGGACTTGTCGATGGTCACCTTGTACGGGATCTCAAGGCCAGTAACCTCGCCTTTGTGCTTGTGCTCGAATCCCTTGATGTCCAGTTCGCAGCAGATCTCGTAGATCTCGCGATCACGATCATCGGGGCGGAAATTGTTGACGCTTAGGCCCTGCTGTTCCTTCTTCTCGCGCTGCAGGCTGTCCAATTGCGTCGGCATCGGATCGGAGAGTGCGACATCGCGATACACGCCCAGGATCTGTAGGCGCTTCACCGTCGACGGCCGCAGGAACGTTCGATGCGTGATCCGCCGCGCATTATCCAGGTTGATCGCCGACTGGTTGACGATGATGTCCTCGGCGTCGACGCTCTCGCTCACGGGGCGGTTGCGCAGCGGGCAGTAGTACACCTTCTTGAACGTCGTACCGCCGAAGCCGAGCATGAGCAACATGCGATCAGTGTCCGGGTAGAACTCCGTGGCCACCGCCGTCAGGTAGTGATTCATGTCGCGTTCGTAGGCGTTCGCGAGCTGATCTTCTTTCAGCGTGGCATCGTTGTCGTCGTTACGAATCTTGACCGGACCGTCGGTCGGCAGGAGCTCACTACGCGCGTTCGCCTGGAAGCGGAGCACGGCCTCGAGGAGTAGCGGGTGCCGCACCTTCGACATACCCTCGACAGGTGCGCCCTCGGTGGCGCCCTGCACGTTCGGCAACTCAATCTTGAGGCCCAGGAGTTTGATGCCAAGCGCGCGATCTTCGATCCACTCGCGGCGCGACTCGATGTCGACGTCGACTCCGCGCAGCAGATCATCGGTGATACGCGATAGTTCGCTCTCGTCAATTTTGTCGACTAGGTTGTCGAACCACTCGCCGGGGCCGTCGTTGGCCGCCTTGACTTTGCCTAAGCCCTTGCCGTCCAGCGACACGGTGATCGAGCCGTCGCCGTGCTTGATACGCACGATGTTGTTCTTGTCGTCGATCTCCGGGGCATCTGCGCCAGCGCTGTCGGCGAGTTCGACCATGATCTCCGCGGGATCCGGCTCTCCTGGCTGTGAGGCATCGTTGAGCCGAATATTGGCGCTGCCCAAGCCGGAGAGCACTGCGCTCATACGATGAGCTTCAGCACGGCGGGCACGCGCTCGAATTCCTTGACAAACAACTGGATGCCCTTCATGGCTGCTCCATTATCATCATTCGCGGCGATTGTATACTGCCGGACGCCCACGTGAGGGTGTAACCCGGTCACCGTAACCATGAAGACATAGGGTCGTTGCACCCGGGATATCAAATCGACGACCGCATTGCACAACACTCGCGCCTGGTTGCCGCTGATGATGCGATGGGGTTTGCCGTTGAGCATTTTGGAAGTCCTAAACCGGGTACAGCGCCTCGGCCTGGCGGCCAGGGTACACCTTTTGGGCCTCGATCTCGGCCAAACGCTCCGGTCCGCGCACCAAAAGGCCCATTTCGCGCAATCGGCGCAATCCCATCGATACGCAGTCGACCAAGTCGTCATGTTTGACGTTTTTTCCGCCGAATCGGCCGACTTCGTCCATGACGAGGTTCGCCCACGTGCGGTCCGGCGCGTAAATCAGGCCCTCGGCGAAT